TATGATGTCGAACTTTATGTTCAAGATATAAATGAAGAACATACATCAAGTGGTGTTTATTCTCTAATAAAAAATGAATGGCTAGAAAAACCAAAAAAAGAAAAATTTGAAGTTAATAAATCAATTTTGAAAACTAAAATTGACCAATGGACAACAAAAATAGATACTGTTTTAAAGGATGCGAACGAAGAAGAAGACCTTCAAAAATCAAAGAAAATTATTGATAAATTAAAGGATAAATTAAAGCAATATCGCAAATCAGGTTTAGAAAAAAAGGGTGAGATGTCATATGAAAATCTTGTATTCAAATACTTGAGAAGAAGTGGGCATATTGAGAAATTGTTTGATTTCAAAACAAAAAAGGTCGATAAAGAATTATCATTATCAGAAAGCTCATCACAATTAAGATCAACACTAGATAATTTAGGGTATGAAGAAAAAGGATCTGAAATAACCAGTGGTGGTGAAATAAGTAAGGAAATATCAACAGCTGTTTCTGAGATATTGACCGCTTTTAAACAAGTAAGTCCAAATGCCAAGGTTAGAGTAACGGGTGGTAATGATAAATACCACCAAGGAATGAATAGCAAACATCCTAAAGGGTTGGCAATTGACTTAACTGTGGATCCTCAATCAGAAAGAAATAAATTTATTAAAGTGATGGATGAATACAAGAAAAAAAATTCAGAATTTACTTATATAGACGAATATTCAAGACCTTCAAAACACGCAACCGCACCACACTTCCATTTACAAATAGGTAAAGGAAGTACAGTTAGTTCAAGTCAAGGAATTCAATCAGACAAGTTACAAAAATTAATGGATCAAGCGGAAAGATCCAAATTTATGAATGAATTCAAAGACATTGCAAACTCAACAAAACAATTTAAATACGAAAAATTACAAGGAAAAAAAATCCCTTATCAACCTGAGGTTGAAAAATTACAGATAGCTTTACAATTTTTGGGGTATTCATTACCAAGATGGGGTGTTGACGGATTGTTCGGGCCAGAAACGCAAAGAGCGGTTAAAGCATTTCAAGAAGATAACAATATTTCGGCAACTGGCGTTGCTGCACCTGATGACTTAAAAAAATTGTATGTCTTGTTACTTTTGAAAGGTTTTGAGCAAAGTGATCTATCTCAAATAGAATATGAAGAGGAAATTGATTATAGTGAAATCCCTCAAACAGGTCCTATAAATTCTAATCAAGTCATTTCCTTTTTCGTTAAAAAAGGATTAACTAAAGAACATTCTGCGGCAATTGCTGGAAATTTGTTTCAGGAATCAAATCTAAATCCATCAGCGGTAAATAAAAGGTCGAAAGCTTTCGGACTCGCTCAATGGTATAAAACACGTTTTGATAGTTTGAAACAATTTATGCAATCAAAAGGGTATGAATTATCAAATCCAATTGGTCAATTGGAATTTATTTGGGAGGAATTACAAACTACCGAAAAAAGAGCATATAATGATTTTATAAATCAAGATAATCTTAAAGATATGGTTAAAACATTTGCGAGAAAATATGAACGTATGGGTATATTTGAAGCTAATATGCCAAAAAGAATAAGGTATGCTAAACAATTTTTGGATCAATATAATAGTACTACGTAACAATTGTCAATAACGATATATTTATAAAATAAAAATCTAAAAGATTATCAACTTTTTTTAAAAAAAAACAAAATGGGAAAATTAAAACCAATAGGAAGTGAAAAATTAGAGGGTCAAGATAAAATCTCTCGTATTTTGGAAATCTCCAATTACAAATTTGTTGAACCAAATTCTGTAAATGAAAACACTTCAAATGAATATAATATTCAATTATCTGATGGTAACACATATCACATTGACAAAGAAAAAAATGGTTATGTTATCAAAAGAACTATAAGTGAAGGTGTTACAGAATATTTAGAACCTATGAAAAATAGGAAATTTTATTCGTCATATTCACAAGCATTTAAAAGATTAAATCTTATAGCTAAAGAAATTAACACGGCAACAGGTAATGATGGTGGTATTTCATTATTTGGAGAGCAAAAAAAATTCGTTCTCAAAACACCAAAACAAGAAATGCCGGTAGAACCACCTGCAGCTCCTGAACCAGTTCCCGCACCCGCCCCTTCACCTGAACCGGCACCTTCTGATATGGACACTGAAATGCCGCCAATGGATGATCAAATGGAGGAACCACCATCAGAAGAAATGCCATCGGATGATATGTCTATTGATGAACCTGAAATGGATTCTCAACCAGAAGATGACACTGATGGAGAAGGAACTGTTACCTTTAAAACAATTCAAAAATTAACAGGAAAATTAGCACAAAAATTAAGAAAATTAAATCAGGGTGAAGAGCCAATATCTGCAGATGATACAAAATATGTTATAAATTCTGTATTATCTGCAGTTGATCTATCTGTATTGTCTGATGAAGATATGGAAGAAATTATCGGTAGATTAGAAGATTCTGAAATGCAATCTGATGAAGAGCCTGAAATGGAAGAACCATCAGATGATATGGAAATTGACCAACCTGAAGATGAATTGGAAGGGTCTGAGGAACAATTACCTGAAATGGAAATGTATGAAGATGACACTGAAGAGCAATACGAAGGTTTAATTGGTGGTAAATATGATTTAGGATTTAGTGATAAACCAAAATCAGAAACAAAAGAGATGAATTTCAACAACTATGTTAAAAGAAGGTTTTCAAATGAAATCAAAAATAAGATGGGTGAAATGATGGAAGAAGATGAGATTGAAGGATTAGGTGGTGTATTTGATGACATTTTTTCAGAATCAAAAGTTGATAGTATTATAAAATCTTATTTTGTTGAAACTGAATCGGAAAAAAAATATTTGCAAGAACAAAATAAAAGAAAATTTTTAACCGAAAAAGCAAAAAAAATTAAAACGATGAAAGAAGTTAAAAATCTTTCAGAAACCTATATTCAAGAATCAACATCATCCAAATTTTTAGACAGATATTCAAAAGCTTCATTTGTCGGAAAAACAAATAAGAAAAATTTGGTTTTTGAAGTTAATGGAAAACAATATAAAATAACACCTGACGGAGCGATTCTATGAGTTATCTAATTTATGTCAATGGTTTAGGTCCGAATTATAAAGGGGATAATATATACGAATTTATTTTTTCCGATGTAAAAAATGAAATTTGGGGAGAAGGGTGGGAATCAAAACCATCAAACGGAAATCCTTTACCTCCTGACATAGAACTTATTAGAAAGGTTGGAGTTTTAAAAAATGATGAGATTAAATTAACCTTAATTCAAGAATCAGATTTTTTTTCTATGACCGACGCTTTGGATGACGTGATCGCATTGGCTTGGGAAAGTGAAGATTCCGATGTTAATTTTGACATTGAAAAAAGATTAGTATTCAGGTTTGGTGAGGATGAAAAAACAATAAAAAATAAACTATATGAAAGAGATATAGTATTAGAATTTGATAAACAAGTTGTTTATGAAAAAGAATAAATTAGCATTTAAATTAATTGACATGGGACTTAAAGCAGAAACATTAGCAAATTTAACTGAATCTCAATTAAGATTGTTATATAATAAACTAAACGAGGGGAAAAAAGAACCTAAGGAGCAAGTGACTCAAATAACGGAGCCATCAAAACCTTCATATAAAGTCGGTCCAAAAGGAGGAAATCTACCACCATCACCTAAAGGGTATTCGATGACAAAAAATACTGATGGTACTATGTCGGCAACGCCAAATGAGGGGGAAATGAAAGAAGGGAAAAAAAAGTCAAAAAAATACAACCCTTGGGCGATTTGCACCGCATCTGTAGGTAGAGAGGATAAGAAAAAATATGAAAAATGCGTTATGGACGTAAAAAAATCCATTAAAGAAGGAAAAGATCCTGTGAATTTGTTTTTGGAAGAAAAAATTGTATCTTTGCTTGAAAAGCATATACAACCAAAAATATCCAAAAAAGAATTTTTACAAATGATATCCGAAACTGAAACCGCTCCTGCAAAACCAAAAGAAAAGGAAAAAGAAAAGGTTAAACCAAAAACACCTTTCAGTCCTAAACCTGGTGTCAAACCAAATCCAAAGGCTAAGTCAAAAAGGGAAACAAACGAGCAGGAAACTGCAGATCCGATAGTAAAACCAAAAACACCAACTACTAAACCTAAAACACCATTTAGTCCAAAACCAGGTGTGAACCCAAGACCTAAAGCGGGAAAAAAATCAGTACCGACATGGTTAAAGTGGGATAATCTTGGTCTTAATTTTTAATTAATAGTTATGGCAAAATATAGAACAATCAAAGAAGCACCAATTGATTACGAAGGTCCAGAGAGAATGGATCCAAGTATAGAAAGAAAAATTACATCTAAAACTACTCCTTACGCAGGTCACCCTGGACTTCCTAAATTAGACAGAGATGTTGTTGAGTTAATTTCCTCTCAGAGGTTTAAACAATCTGTAGAAAATGTAAGAAGATTTATGGGTGATACATCATCAATACAAGGACCTCCACAAAGAGTTCTCATGGGATTGATGCAATCTGCAATGAGATTATTTCCAAAAATATCTCAAATTGAATCCAATAATAAAGAATTTTTGGAAAATTTGGCGGTAGAACTTGTTAAAAAGGAATTAGCAATACCTGAAGGATCTTTACAATTTGACGCACAATTAGTTTCAGGGATGATGGGAGCATCTGAAGGTATGCAAGGGTCACCTGAAGAACCTTCACCTGAAGAAGTTAAGGACGCTTTTGCAAGTGCTAACGAAAACGCTGACGAATTAGAGGCCTTTATGGATGCTATGGAACAATTTGACCAACAAAAAGCAAAAAGAAGGTTTATTAACGCTTTAATTGGTGGAGCATCAAAAAAGGGTCACTATATGTATCAATTAGTAGCGGATGAATTAAATAGAATTCATCCTGAGCTAATTAGATTATACGGTATGTCTCAATCAATTTTAGACCACCTTTACTGGATTTATCCTGAAGATATGTCATCTATGATGGCCGCAGGTGGTTCAGGACAAGCGGGACAATCTGAAATAGACACAGAAACTGATCCACCGACTGTTATAGCTAGAGGTATTTCTTTTCCAATTTTACTACATGAATTAGTTAAAGGTGTTTTTGAAGTGTTAGGAACTCACGGACTACCTGATGATCCTCGTCAAGCTGAAATGGTAATTGCGTCACAAGATACATTACCTGCAGAAATTTGGGATTTAAGATTAGGTCCGATTTTTTGGGAAAAATTCACCGCCGCTTATCCTGACGAATTATTTGAAGAGGATAAAAAATACATTCAACATTATCTATTCCAAAGATTTTCAGCCTTGGATCCAAAAAAGTTTTTCAAACTAACTCAATTTATTTTATCTGATAATCCTAAAGGTAAACAAGCTTTACAATTTATGGTTGATGAAATTGTTGAGGAGCTTAAAGAACAAAATAAGAAAGGAATGTTTGGTGACGAGGACTATGATGAGGATGAGGATGAACCGACAGTTTAATTAATGTCATACACAAAAGAACAAGTATTAATTGAATATGTGAAGTGCGTAAAGGATACCCCTTACGCACTTCGCACATATTTACAAACCTACGATAATACTGTTTCAAAATATGTTCCGTTAGAATTATTTCCTGATCAAGTTTCCTTACTTGATGATTACGAAAACTACAACGAAAATATTGCATTAAAATATCGTCAAGCTGGAGTTTCAACAGTAACAGCAGCTTGGGCGTCCAAAAAATTGGCTTTTGCTAAAAAACAAAAACCCGAAAAAATATTGATTATTGCAAACAAACTTGACACTGCGCAAGAAATGGCAAATAAAATAAGGGCTTTTGTTGAACAATGGCCTTCGTGGGTTGATATTGGATTTACAAAAGAAAAAAACTCACAAAGACATTATAAATTAACAAACGGGTGTGAGGTAAAAGCGGTCGCAACATCAAAGGATGCTTTACGTGGATATACACCAACAATATTAATTTTTGACGAAGCCGCTTATATTGAAGCGGATTCCGATTTTTGGTCGGCTTGTATGGCGTCTTTATCTACAGGTGGTAAAGTTATCGTTATTTCAACACCTAACGGTCACGATCCGATTTATTATGAAATTTATGATCAGGCAAATCGTGGTATGAACGATTTTAAAATCTCTGAGATGTATTGGTATAAAGATCCAAGATACACCAAAGATTTATATTTTGTTAAAACTGAAGATATAATTGATTATTTTTTAAATAAACAAAATTATAAGCCAAACCAAGTAATACAATTTGATGATTATGATGTTACAAATTTAGAACATCAGCAAAAAATCAAAGATTATATTCACGATGGATTCAAACCTAGCTCAACTTGGTTTGAATCTATGGTTAAAAAATTAAAATACGATAAAAGAAAAGTTAGCCAGGAATTAGAAACAAACTTTCTTGGTTCAGGTGACAACGTATTTGATTCAAAAATACTT